AGTTTTAACTGCTCTAGGTGATGGCTTTCTTCCAAATGCATACGGTGTTGCATATTGTGCTCCATCTCCAGGAGTAAAAGAGGCGCCTCCTACATTCGTAGTATTTGCTTCTTCTAATTCAAATTCTTGCAGTACTTCTTTTACTAACTTTCTTAATTCACTAAGTTTCATTACAAACTTTTTAGTTCATTAACTAAGTCGTAATACTGCATAATATTAACTAAATGAATATCGCTAACTTTTTCTTTTTTACCTATCGACTTGATAGATTTAGCTACTTCATTTAATTTGATGGATATAACTGGGTCTTTTACTTTTTTAGATAATTTAGCAACTTCTTCTTCAATCTTAGTTAATTCTTTATTAACTAGATTTTTCAATTTAGGAGTTGAATCTACTGAAGTAATAAACTCTTTTAGGATATTTTTTTGCTCAGGAAGTAAATCCTTATAATTATCATTAAACTTTTCTAATAAAATTTTAAAAGTTAATAATTTTAAATCTTTATCGTACTTAGAATACTCTTCTACTAGTGAATCAGTAACTTGTTTTTCTGTTTGACTAGCTGAAGTTAAATGCTCTAATAATGTAGTTTTATTATCTACTAAAAGTTTAGGATTAACTAACTGATTGCTATTTTGAGCTTCTAATAAACAATATAATGCAGCTAAAGCTTTATAATTAGGAACTTGAATTCCAAAAAACTCGTCTACATTGTAGTGCTTTTTTATTTCCGATATAAGCTCGTATTTTTTCTTTTTAAGTAAAGTCTGGTTAAGCTTTCTTGATACTTCAGTAATAGTAGAAAGTATCGCTTCAGCTCTATTTTGATTTACGTTTTGATTTTTAGTAATGAATTCGTATAATTTAAACTCTTTAACTAAAGACGTATTACCTGAATAATATTTTCTTAGAATCTTAATAGCTTGTGATTCTTTATTAGACAGGGTATCGGATGCTATTTGTTTTACTAATAGCTCAAAGATTAAACCAGTATTCTTAAATTTTGAATGTTTTATCTTCATTATATACGTTTACTATTATAAATATGTATTAATTACCCAAATCCTTGATATTATCTTCTTTCAACATTTTTGATTCAGATTTTGATTTTTTATCAAAAACCATGTCTTTAGAAGCATCCAAGGAATCCTTGATTTTATGATAAACTGCTTGGGTAGTTAAATTTTCATTTACATATTCGTTATCGCTAGGAAATCCTCCTTTCATTCCTTGCTGACCTAATCTATCTCTTCCACCTACTGGATCATCATTAGTTCCATATACTGAGAATTTTTCTCTAGGTCTACCTCCTTCAGGTCCAGGTTCTCCATGTTTTGGCTCTTCTTCGTACCCTATAGGAACTTCTCCAGGACCAGCTCCTTTTTCAGTAGCAGTAGCTCTTCTACCGTACATCGAAGCTAAGTCATGAGGAGTACCGTAAGATCTTCCAGATTTAGCAGGATCGTTTCCTTCTCCTTCTATTTGAGCTATTCTAAATAGTCTCTTACCGTCTTCTCTAACAAGATCTCTCATTTCGTTATATTGATCTTCAGATAGATTAAATATGTTTTCGTATATATAATCAGACGAAAATAATTTAGAATCTTTCATTTGATTAGCTAAGTCAACTTTTTCTTTAAGTAAAGCTACTTTTTCTTGTTCAAATATAATAGACGGAGTAGTTAACTGTATTTCGAAGTTAGTTAAACTTTCTCCAGTAAAACCTTGAGTATATAAATGAACTAAAGCTATCTTAGTTAATTCTGATTCTACAATTTTCTGTATTCTTTCAACTGTTCTTGCAAATCTAATATCTTCAGCTGCTAGAGTAGCTTTACCTTGTAAATCTCCTTCAAAACCAAAATATGCTTTTGGTATCTTAAGAGCAGCAAATAATTTAGACTGTAAATATTGGACGTCAGTTGTTCCGTCATAATCTAACCCTTTGGTAGTTTCAATTCTAGTAGAAGTATCTCCACCTCTTACTGGTAGGTAGAAATCTTCCATCATATTTTGCATATTGAACTTAAGGTTATATTGACCATCTTCTCCTATGTAAGGAGTTTTTTTCATATTATTAATGGTCTTTTGCATAAACTGATCTACTTCTGATGGAGGAATAGACCCTACGTTAATATAGAACATTCTCTTTTCAGGAGCTCTCATTATACGATGTATCAACATCGCATCTTCCATTAACGTAACTTGTTTGTATATTTTTCTAGCAGGCTCTATATAAGACCTACCATAAGGTAAGAAGTTAGAATCTGAAATTAATCTAAAGTGTGCTACTTCATAATTATCAAAATCTAATATTTTTTTTCTATTATGTCTTGGTAGGTAATTAGGATCAGCAGAAGCTGCTATTCCATCAGGATCTAATCTAAAAACTACCTTTGAAGGTTCTTCAGGATTTTCTCCTTCGTGTCTACTCATATGATAAACAGTATAAGGTAGTACATTGTATACTCCAAATTTTTCTGCTATCTCTAATTTTAAGAAATAATCACCATACTTACACATTCCTCTAATCCATGACCATAAATTAAATTCAATATTTAAAACGTCATAGAATAAATTATAAAGTACTCTTTGTAGGTTTTCGTCAGATGATTTTATAGATAGTATTTCTCCTTGATCGTTCTTAACTGTTGCTTCATCAGAAAGTATATCTAAAGTAGAAGCAATAATAGGATCAGTATCCATAGCTTCGTAATCAGAATATAATTGAATTCTTAATGTTTGATAATTAAGATTAGGATTAAATATATTCTTATTATTGTATATGTAAAGACGTGAAAATCTATCGACTAAAGAGTTAGTTTGAAATTTACCAGTTGTTTGTATTTTATTAACGTCTGCTAATTTTAACTGGGATCCTCCTATATTTCTAATAATTACATCATTAGAGAATAATCTTCGTAGTCTACCAAATATTGAAGTATCGGCCATTCTATACTAGTATTTTATATATAAATAGTTATTTTATAATAACCAAGAGATATCTTCTTGTTCTCGACCATTATTAATAAGATAAGGATTATTTTGCTGACTTCCAACTTTTATTACAGCTTTATTTTTAGCATTTAAATTATTAAAAGAAGATAGTTGAGCTCTTGCTAAATCTATACCTTGTTGTCTAAGTTTTAATGCAGTATCTCTAACAAACAGTGCAGTTGCACATGCCATTAGTAAGTCGTCATTATAATTAGTTTGAGCTTGAGGTTTACCGTTTTTCCATACGAAAACTCTCATTTCATTCATTAACCTTTTTGATTGTATAGTAACTGAATGTTCTCTTATATATTCTATCATTTTAGCAATAACTAAAGGTCTAGTACGCATAGACATAGTAAATCCTGGTACTAACTTATCTCTTTCGTATTTAGTCATATAAGATTCTACAGTTTCCATATTACTTGTAGAGCTATAATATAAGTTATTATACTGTCTTTCTATTATCTGTTCTATAGTTGCCCATCCAATATTAGCATTTTCTACAACTAATAATGCATCATTATATTCAGATGCTATACCAACCAGTACATTACCGAAATCTTTCGGTGATATTTTACCTTTATATTCTGCAACTTGAGTACAGGTTTCTATATCAAATATATGAAAAGCAGAATAGTCAGTTGAATCCCCACGAGCAACGTCCGCAGTTACCATATACGATTTACTATAATCAGCAGATTCCCATATCCATAAATTACTGTCTACTCCTCTTCTTTCTAAAGGATCTTTCATATATGTTTGCTCATAAAATAACATATCATCTGGTTCGAATACAGTATCTCCAGAAGCTAGAAAGTCACAATCACATTCTTGTGCTGCCATTCTAGGACCTAAGTCTGAGTCTTGTTGATCTCTCCATGCTTGATTTCTTTCAGGATGAACAGTCCAAGGTAGTCTTATAGGTAAGAATGAATTTTCTTTTGCTTCAGCTTTTTCCCAAGTTTGATGAAACCAGTTTCCTATACCGTTAGGAGTTGATAAAGCTAAACATTGACCACCAGTAGCTAATGTTTGTTGTGCTGCAGTAAATGTTTCATCAATATTATCTATAAATGCTGCCTCATCTATTAATAGTAATGATACCGCTTCTGATCTTGCTGCATCAGTATTTGATGATTTAGCTTGTACTCTTGAACCATTTTTTAATCTTAATGATAATTTATTTTTTTCTACTGCAGGTAGTTTTAACCATTTAGGTAATTGATCATACATAAAGATAGTTTTAGTAACTAAGTTTCTTGCAGTTGCTTGAGTAGTTGCTAATGCTAAAACGTTTTTATCTTTATGAAATATCATTAACCATAGAGCATAGGCAGATGCTAAAGTAGATAAACCTAACTGCCTAGATTTAAGAGTAATAATATATTGATGATCTCTAAATAAATGAAGTATTTTATCTTGAAAAGGATATAAATTAAATAAAATACGTCCTCGAGTAGGGTGCTGAATATAGCAGTACTTTTTCATAAAGTACGACGGATCCTTCGCACACTTGATAAATTCTTGTGCAATTATTTTTTTTATATCTTGTGCCATAACTATTATCCAAATATGGACATAAAATCAACCTTAACTTCTCCTGCTGATATTGAAACTTTATCTAATAAATCTTGTTCTAATTTACTTAAGACTATATGGAAAAAGTGAATATCTCCATTCGGAGTCATAGATGCTATATAATTACCATCTCCTGGTTTAACTTTAAATTTTTCTTTTGCTATTCTACCTATTAGTCTAGAAGCACCATCTCTAGCATCTTCAGGTTTTTCTAATACTCTATCTACAAAATCAACTTTTTCTTTAATAGACCTTATTAATTCAAATTGATTAGAAGCTTCTAATAAACCAGGAGAATTTTTTAATTTAAAATAAAATTCAAACGCTTCTACTAGCTCTTTAGCAGTAAAACTTGTAGGCCTAATTACTTTTTTATTTTCTTCTAATCTTAAAACTGAGCTCAAAGCTTGTATACCGAAGATAACTGTTAGCATAGTTAAGTTTCTTTTCTGATCTCCAAACTTACCTAGAGTAATTTTACCTGTATGCTTACCATACGACTTAACTTCAGTTTTTATACTACCTATTTGTAGATCAGGTTCTGAACCTCCTCTATTATCTTGAGAAGGAACTGAATTTTTTTGATGCTGATACAACCAGTACAAAGCTAATTCACCAGGTCCTACTGTTTGATCACCAACGTTAGCAGGAAATAGTGCTTGATAGGCTTTCATATCGCTATCTGCTACTTTCATATCTCCTGAACCGTTAGGTACTTTATAAGTTCCTTGTGCTTGAGGAATAGTATCTACATTTAAAACTTTTTTAATATAATCATCGTAATTAGGAGAAGCTTCATTAATTAAAGATTCACCTCCTAATTCATTAATAAGCTTATCTAATATAGCTTTATCTTCAGGATTGCTATAATCTGGAGTGCCGGACTTAGTTCTCCAAGCCCATTCGGTATATAATTTATCAACTACGTTCATTATGCTTCTGGTTCTTCTCCTGGTTCTTCGAAATCTACTGGTTCATCAGTTAAGTCAGCTCCTCCTGCATCATCAGCTCCAACATCAGCAGCTGCATCTCCTCCACCAGTATCATCTCCAGGAAAATCACCTCCGCCGCCACCGCCTCCTGTATCAGGAAGTTCAGCACCTTCTCCTTCTTCACCAGCTCCTTTCATTGGACCTTCTTTATATAATATTGATAGTTTATCTAATGCCTGTTGATAGTCGTCTATTTTATTAATGAAATATCTTTTACCTTGAATTTCAGCTTGGAAAGATTTGCCAGTCCATTTTAAAATATAATCTTGACCATTCTTTAAATTTATTCTAAAAGATGTAGGTCTTGGAGATATCCAATCTATACTATCTATAAATTCTTTAAAATCTTCTGTTTGTAGTTTTACTATAGCAGCTTTTAAAGTAGGAAACTTACTTAAAATTTGATCAGTAGCATCTTCTAATACAGTATCTTTTGGAGCTTCTTTATCGCCTTCTTCTTCAGGTTTAGGTTCTTGTTCTTCTAATTTTTCAATTAGATTTTCATTTATAGGTTGGTATAATTTTTTTAACTCTTCAACTGCTTCATAAGTAGCTCTTCTCATTTTCATCAAATCGTATTGCTCTGGTCTCTCAGTTCTGAGGTATCTTTGAAGCTGTCTATAATTAGTTTTCAAAAGTTCAAATAATTCTCTAGCGGCCTTATCTTTTCTTACGTCTGGGCTTCTCATCAAAGTTTTTATATCTTCTATGATATCTACCATATCTTCGTAAAGTTTAAAGAAAGAAGGTAGTTTAACTATTTTGTGAGAAGTAGAACCAGTTTCTTCATTTCGATCATATGCTTTAAAGTACGTATCCATATCTTTACTTATAAAATCGTACTTACCTTTCATAAAAGGTTCACCATATCTAGCTATAAGTTTTTTTCTATAGTTAGCAGGTAGTTTATTTATATTAGTAACGTTTCTTTCATCCTTAGGAACTTCTTCCTTTAAGATTTCAGAATACGATTCTAAAATAAGTCTATCTAATTTATGCATATTATTATTTTTTTACTGCTTTATCAGTATAAGCCATATTAGTAGGATCACCTTCAGAAGGTTTTATTTTGGTACTCATACCATCTCCTTCCATTGGGTAATTGTCATCATCTAGATCATCATAATCACCTCCCTCTAATCTATCTACTTCACTACCTAAAGTAGTATCGTATCTATTGTTAGAATAAGCTAAATTGAATACTCCGTATCCTTCCATTCTAGACATTTCATTAGGAAAATTTTGTCTTACTATCTGTCGAGCTGAATCACCTAACTCTTCAACTTGATCAACTATATCTCTTAACTCTCTAACAGCATCTTCTTGTTCAGGAGTTTCAGCAAGTTGTTGATTTTTATTTATTCCGGATACTTTTTTATCTAAAGCATCTTCAACTTTTTTCTTTTTATTATTTAAGTCTTTTAAAATATCAATAACTCTATTCTCTTCTCCACTTGCACTTTTGAATATATGATCGCCTCCTTTTTCTTTGTACATTTTAGCAAACGATTTCATTTTATTTACTATCATGCTATGTACCTGTTGTAGTTTAGATACTGATCCTTTCATAGAATCTGGTACATCATCTCCCATTGCTTCATCTACAGGAGTTTGTCTTGACATATCATCGAATACTCTGATTGATTGCATTAATGCTGAAGCAAATTCACCTAATCTTTTTCCATCTATTTGAATATAATCAAAACCACCGCCTTTTAATTTACGAGTTGTTATTTGCATTGCTACACCATTAGGTCCTGCAAACCTTCTAAAATGTAATCCTTTTTTATCGTATAAATCGGTTCCTTCTTGAAGCTTGCCATCATCATCATGATCTCCATGCCATAACTCTTTTACGTCACCCGGACTTCTTAATAAACTTATCAATGCTTTTATAGCTTCTTTTCTATATCCTATATCTTGAGGCATTTCACCTGTCTTTAATATATCTATGATACCTTTAATATATGCATATTGACCATCTGTAATAGCTACTAAATCAGCTTCATTCATTTTAGGAGCATTTGGATCTGCAAATGGATTTACTGGCCCATCTGAGTCTAAGTAGTTTTGAATCATTTTAAGATTCAGTTTATAATGATCAGCTATTGCAGCAATCACTTCTGCAGCTTCTTCTCTAGATTCGAATCCAGATTCATCTGCTCTATCATCTATAATACGGGTAATCATATCCATATCGCCTCGGCCTTCTTTAACTAACTTATCTATATATTTAGCTTGACCTGCATGTCCTTTAGAAGACTTCTTTAATGATTTGCTCATATCTTTTAATTTTTTCTTTTCATCTTTAGTTAATTCAGCTTCATCCATTTCAGCACTATGGTCATAGATATTAATACCGTAAGCTTGTAAATCCATTACTGCATCATTCATAAACGAATTAGCTTCTCCTGATGCTATATCCCCATCTTTAAACATAAAGTAAATAATAACGTTGCCCATTCCATCAGAATCTACAATGTCCATTTTTACTCTGCTTTCTTCAGCTAATTTATCTAAAACTGTCATTGCAGCTTTGTATTCCATTCTAGGAACTTTTATATAATGATGGTCATCTCCTGCTCCTTCGTTATATTGAGTTACTGGAGGTACTTTTGATCTTTGTTTATCTTTTGGATCACTTAATCTAGCTCCTTTTTCTCTAGCAGCTTGAGTTAATCTACCTTTTACTAAATTACCAGACTTAGTAAAATAATGTCCTTTAGGAGCTCCTTTAGTTTCCTCTACTCCTTCTGCAGCATCTTTAATTTTTTCTATATGACTATCTAAATAATCAACATCTGCAACTGGCATACCCATCGATTGAACTTGGTCTTTGATAACATCTACTAAATAAACTGCGCTGTCTAAAATACCAGCAGCGTATTCAGAGTCTTTTAGAGCTTTCATTTCATACAAAAAGAGTACATCATGCATTTTAGCTAATCTAATAGCTTCATCTTTATTTACATCACCATAATCACCAGATACTACTTTTTCCATAAATGATTTAGCACCAGGACATATTTTATAATACTTTGTTTGATATCCAAATACATTTACATTGTATTTATCAGCTGCATATTCTTCAGATACTGTTTCTTTAAAATGATTTATAAGAGCATTAGATAATACGTCAATATGAACTATAGGTTCACCAGAAGGTTTAACTCCTACATCAATTAATTCTTTATCAAAAGTAAAATCAACTAAATGTAGTTTTTCATTTGAGATATAAAAAGAAAACTCATCGGAACTACCGTTTTTATATAGTACTTTTATTTCAAAAGAATTTTCTTCTACACGAATAGCTTTCATAGAAGTAACTGCATCGCCTACTGACTTAAGTGCCATTGCTACTGCTTTACCTACTTTTTTAGCTATCGCTTTAGTCTCTTCTATACTAAAAGATTCTTTAACTATTTTAACTGGAGTTTCTGGGTTTTTATCTGCAAAGTCTGCTGCGTCTTTTTCGTTATCAAACTCTACTGCTTCTTTTATTACTTTCATTTCTTTTAAAATATTTTCTCTGATAGTATTTAATTTCTTTCTTCTATCGCTAATATCATCAGGAGATAAGTCTTTATATGTACCGTTTTGTAAACATTTGATAGCTTTTTCACATGTCAAAAGTTTAGCTTTAAGTTCCTTAAATGTCATCATAATGAGTATATTTCAATAGAGGGTACTACGTTTCTTTATAAATAGATTAATCTTTCCAAATAACATTCTTGAACTTTTCAGGGGATAACCCGAAAAAATCAGTTCTCCATTGAGTTTGTTCAAAAAAATCTAAATAATACCACTCGTTTCGTCTATTCCATAAAACTTGAGCTATGTCATCCCAATCTTTGTGAATAACAAACTGCTCTATTTCCTGTTTTTTCTCCATAACTGCATCATACTCAAAAGCATCCCATTCATAATGAAATACTTCAAATACTGCATCCGGGGATACATAATCTATAGATATGTCTATACCCCATTTAGGTTTCATTTTTATTAGTTTATAAAGCATAGGATTACTACTTTCAGCTACAGCATGTAACTGTTCTAAAGCTTGATCACTAAATCCTTTTCTTTCAAAAATATCTGAATGATTAATATGAGCTTTATCTTTTTTATCCCACAATATCCAATCATATCTCATACAGTCTTCATGTCTTCTTTCTACTGGTTCATATCCGTTTCTAACTAAAAATGCTTGTTCAGCTTTAGTTAAATGATAACCATTTTGATCAAATAAGTCTACAGAGTTACGGTCTTTTAGAACATCTATATCTTCAGTAGCATCTAAAAAACAAGCTTCTTTATGTAATGTTGTATTAGCTATTTTCATTGACAGTGATAATTTAAGTAACGAGATAAAGCTTTATAATATGTAGTACCTTTATCTTTCAACTTTGCTCTAGCAGATCTTACTTTAGTACAAGAAAGCTTACCTAACCTTTTTTTAAGAATACCAGGATTCATAGGCTTATGAATATCCTTTTTTTCATTTTGCATTCTTTTAGTTTTTCTTTTTGAAGCTTCTTTTCTAGAAGTAATATAGTCTAATGCAGTTTTTAATCTCTTTTTAACTTTAGGGTCTTTTGCCCTTCCGTATGCAGCTCTAGTTCTCTGATGAATGAGGTTGATTATTTGAGACTGTCTTGCATGTGATTTGCTTTTGAACGATGCTTTACTTAAAGTATCAACTATATCTTGTCTTGAAGAAAATTTTACAGATACAGTATCTTTTGGATCTTCGTCAGTATAT